TTACGGCATTTTTTCTATCTCATCTCTGAGCCACTCAATATCACGGATCGTATAGACCGCCTCGGTTACGTCTGTGATCTTGTGACCGGCAAGACGCTTCACAACATATTCATCCACGCCCGCCTTTTTCGCCATCGTAATGAATGTTGTTCGGGGATCATGCGGTCGATGTTCGGAACGAAGGTGCAGTGCGGCAACGACCTTGTTAAAACGTCCAGCGTATTTATCATAGGTGATTTTCATACCGCCCTTGGTAGCCTCCGGATCATTAAAGAGGCGGTCGCTTCCAAGAGAAACTGCTTCGTCATAATTTCTTCTTACCAAGTCCCGAATACGAGTGTGGATCGGGACGGTACGGTGCCTGCCGGCCTCAGTCTTCATACCGCCGGTAATACACCACTTTCCAAAGTCAACGTCTTTTAATTCCAAGAGTCCCATTTCTTGGGGACGCCATCCCATATAGCATTGTATAAGCAACCAGTCGGCGAATTTAATATTGTCAGCAGCACTCCAAAGGGCTTCCATCTCAGAATCATTGAAGTTAATATGGCCACGCTTTGCGTTCTCTTTTTCTTTGATAATGTCATTTGAAAGTTCGAAGGTACGAGCATAGTTTTTCGAGACAAGATCATATTCCATAGCATAGTCCAGCATGAGGTTAAACATGGATTTTATTCTGGATTTCGTTCCAGGAGATGCAGGCACCTTAGCTCCGGCATCTTTGCCACGGTTTTGAATTACATATCCGTCTTCCATGATTCCTTTTATGTGGCGGGCACGCAGATCCTTTACACGCATCCCCTGTATAGCGTGACAATATCTCCAGGCAGCGATTATTGTCCTGGAAGAAGAATCACTTTCTAGGGTAGGAAAGTAAGCTGCTGTCCATCTCTCGTAAAGCTCGGCCAAGGTCATGTTATTGTTCTGAATGTCGTAGGGGTTAGCTCCGTATTCAGCTAATGCCTGCAGAGCATCTTTTTTAGTCTTAAAGGTCCCGATAGGAACTCTGTTCTGTACTGCTTTTCCGGTTTCTTTATTTATGACCCAGCCGAGGGTTACTCTGGCCAGATATGGCTTACGCCGGTTTCCGGATAATTTAGTTACGCTTCCATAGCCATTCGGTAATTTCAATAGATCATCTCCTGTCATAATGCAATGGTTTCGATAATGTTTCCGAGGTCCTGGAAATTTGTTTTTATCGGCTCCAGAGAAAGGAGAGAGTTTAAAGCTATACTTTTCTGGTTAGGCTTTTGCTGATCCAGAACAGAAGTAGGCAATACATAAAATTCCCAGAGATTAAGATTTCTTATGGATTGCTCGCGACTTCTGGCAGTATACAGGCAAAAGACGTACAGGTCAGAATGGCGGCTCCGCTCAGGAGAATAACCGGTCTGCGGATTCCATGCTCGCTTTGGTGCGATGTCAAAAATAATGTGTGAAAAGTAGTCCTCGGTCCAAGATTGAAGGTAAGCGGCAGATTTTACTTCAATCCTTCTCCCGGAAGGGCTAGCTAGATCATAAGGCGTCCAGTCAGTCCTCAAAATTTCTCGGGGGGGGGGGGAAAAATGAGAATGATTTTTTTACGAGAAATTCTGCCAGCACCCCTCGAAGCGTATTGTTGAGCAGATCAGAATAAGCCCAGCTCCAAAATTCAGAGACAGATATTCCAGTATCATTTCCATCGAGAGTAAATTTCTCATTTCCGTTTAGTAGTTCCATTGTTTTCTCCTCGTTAGGTAAGGACAGCCGGCAACTCTCCACTTAGAGATTGAAGCAGAGAGAGCTGACACGCCTCATCCGAGAGAGGACCGTAAGAGTGAACCATGGCAATTAGGGATTCATCAGGTAAAGAGATACGGGCCTGCAGCCTTTGGATTTTGGCGGTTGTCCTGCACAAAGTTTGAGTGTCACAGCAATTAAGACTTGCGCAGAATGAAGCAAGGTAAAAAAGAATGGCCGGTGCGTCATGCCCGGCCATCTCTTCTGTTCTTGCAAGTGCGAAATACTTGGTTGCGTTATGTTGCATAAAGCATCCTCCTGTCAGTACCGAGTTTTGCGATACCAGCTCAGCCGGATAATCTTTTCCCTTCGTCAACGTATTTCTTTGAGTCCTCGACAGCACGCAAGAAGCCCTTAATTTCTCCCATAAATTCATATTGTTTGCTCATGGGAAGTTCGTGGAATAAATCCAAAAGTTCTTCGTCCATTGCGGAAAGCTTTGGCTCTTGAACCTCAGGCTGTTCTATGACAGCAGGACGCTCTTGACCGGTCAGGAGATAATCCAGCGAAACGCAAAGAAAATTTGCAATGGCCGGCATATAGCGAGCCGGAGGATCTTTCTTCCTGGTTTTCCATGTAGACATAGTAGATGTTTGGATATCGAGAACCTTGCACAATTCTATGGCCGTTTTATCACGCTCTGCGAGTAAATCGGATATGCGTTCAATGATTTCCATTAGACACCTCCAAGTGTAAAAATATACGCAAATACGAGGTAAAATCTTTACAAATACGCAGATTCGTGCTATAATATAATCATGAAACAAATTATTATTCGTGGTTGCGAGCCTATGATTTAAAATCTGTTTCATGGTGATTGCGTGTTCGTAATAACTCGTATTTGTATTATAGCACGCACTCGGAAAAAATGCAAATGCGAATCGCAGATGCAAGAAAGGAGATCGATGCAAATGAGCAATACTACTGTCCCCATTTCTGAATGGTGCAAGGAAATAAGAGTTGCGCTTGCGAGGAAGGAAATGAACCTTCAGAGTGTAGCTGATGAAATCGGCTACAGCTATACAACGATAACAGCCCTTATCAGCGGCCGGATCGTAAAGGATAATTACCTGGATATCGCAAAGAAAATTAACGAAGTTCTGGAAGTGAACGTGCTTCCGGAAAAGCCGCAGCTTCCGTCCGATGAATGGTGTGGAGCAGTGCGAGCAAAACTGTATGTAAAAAAAATGAACATCAGCGAGCTGAGCAAGTCCATCGGATTCAATCGAGACAAGGTATCGTTGGTGCTGAACGGCCATGCACTTGATTGGCCAGTGATCGAGAAGATCAATGAACAGTTAAAAGTGGAAGTACCGGCCGTTCCTGTAGGCACTGATTAAATTATAAGTGAAAGTAAGGTAAATGAGAATGGGACGGAACCCTATAAAAGAAAACCAGAATCCGTATTTTAGAGCCAGAAAACAGGCGGCAGAATGGGATGCAAGGCTGGAAAGCAGAGAAAGAGCATCGGAGCTTATAGGAATTGCGGCATATACGCTGGCAGACTACGAGCTGGGAAATGTTAAAAGAGTGCCAGCCGACAAGGTTTTGATAATGGCGGATCTGTACAACGCACCTTGGCTCCTGAGCAATTATTGCAAGAATGAATGTCCGATCTGCGGATTCCTTCCACTTGCAACGGAAGAGAAAAATATATGCAGCGTGACCGTGAGATTATTAAAAGCTTTGAGAGAAGATGAGCTGGAGAATATGAAAAATCAGCTGCTTGAAATATCCCAGGACGGAAAGATAAGGGACGATGAGGTAGAAGCGGTGAGAAAGATATCTGAATATCTTGACGGCATCGCAGAGGTAATAAGTGAATTTAAAATAATGAGCGATAAAGCTTTGAAAGGCAAATAGGAGGATACGATGAGAAAGGTTAGACGGTTACTGAAGGAAAATTGGATACCGATTGCAGTTGGTATTCTTATCACGAAGTGGGCCGTAGATTATGCATATCGAGTGTGGGGTTATGACGCAATAGGGAGTGAATGGTTAGTATTACCGTTCACCATTTTTATTTTTAACTGGGGAAAAGCCGTGTGGGAAGAATTAAGAGGTGAATAGGTATGTGTGCAGTATGTAGAAAAAATCCATGTGACAGCAGATGCCCGAACGCTGAAGAGCCGAAGCTAAATGTTTGATTTAGAGAACTTCCCAACCAGAGAACTTGCAAGGGACATGATGGGTATGATTTCCCCCATTTATGACAACTCATATGTGGGAAAATGGATTTTCGAGGTTATGAGCGTACCTCTGTCATTGGCGCAGGACACAATTAACGAATTAAGGGAGCAGGCATTTCCGGAAACGGCAACCTGGTCCCTTCCCTATTGGGAGCAAAGCTATGGGCTGCCGACCAATGAAGCGCTGAGTATTGAAGAACGCCGGAGCAGAGTTATTTCAAAAAGGAACTACAGGAAGCCGATGAATCCGGCCAGAATTGAGATGCTGCTGAAAGAATTGTGTGGAAGAGATGTCAAGCTAATTGAAAACACAGCACCTCATACCTTTGAAATCAGCGTAAGCCCTGGAACTTCGGAAGCCAGTTTAGATCAGATTATAAAATTGGTGAACGAGGTGAAACAGGCACAAAAAAGTTTCCGAGTGGTTTTTGATACTCCAACAACAATCAAAATTCGGGCAGATCCTAAGCCGCAGAAATTCCCTTATCGAATGACAGCAAGAGGAAGAAAAGCAGGTACATATCCGCAAGTTAATTGGGTAGGGATTTCGGAACATGGTTCTGTTATTGTGACTGCGAACAGAATGAGTAGGGAATTTCCTTATGTTGTAGCTGGAACCAAACCAGATAGAACATACGATGCCCGTCTGACTGCGTTACAGCTACAGGCTTCGTCAAAAGGTAAAGGTGTCGAGTTTCCCTATCCTATTTCTGGCACAAAACCAGATAGGAGCTTTCTGGCCGAGATAGAACCAGGAGCGTTGAATGTGCAGGTAGATAGCACAAATGCAGAAGTTTTGTATCGTGCTTGCGGAAGCAAAAGAAAATTGTAAAAGGAGGAGTAGCAATGTTATCAGCTGCGGCACTGGCCGGATTCAGAAATCATGTGAAGAATACGGTCGCTTATGCCAAATACAAAATCGGTTCCACCTATTACCGGTCAGAGATTACAGATATCACTATTAGCAGTGATGGAAAAGTAAAGATTGAATTTATATTAAACCCTTCGGTATCCGGCGAGGTAAAGGTAACAGAAGTACAGCTTTACAGTACAAGTGGAGAGCTTTGGTGGAGTAAAGCTGAAAATATCACCAAGAAATCCAAAAAGGAAGGTATTTATTACCGAGTAACTATCAACATTTTAGAAGAGTAGGAAGGAGGTATGCACAATGTACGAACCGACATATTGGAAAGATGAAGTCGTAGAAAATCCGTATCGGTACAAAGAAACGCAGAACTCGGATGGAAGTATTGAACACGTCCCTGATCCGGGAGAAGTTCTGCAGGAAGGCACTGAGCAGAGCGCAACTAATTTCAATCACATGGAGCAGGGAATCCTGGAAGGACATGAAATAAGCGCAGAGGCTGTCAGGATGCTGAAAAGTGTTATGAGAAAAGTAGAGGGACTTGACGGCGAGAAAGTCACAGTCACCCTGACAAACTCCCAGGTATATCCGTTTAATAACTCAGTGAAAACCATTCAGCTGAAAACTCCACGCAATTATAAGACGTATCTTATCACAGCAGAAGTTACCAGCGTGTCTGGTGGTGCTGTGGGAGATATTGAGTTTACGGACAAGCTGCTGAATGGATTCAAGGTAGCTTACACTGGATCTGCGAAATCAGTAACCATGGACCTGTATGTGAGAGGAGGAATGTAATCATGGCAAATGTGATTATCCAGGACGAAAGAAGACAGGCAGACATCGAGTATGTTGCCAAGAAGTACGGAATCGACACCAACAACCCGGCAATGAGAGAAGCTGCAGAAGTAACTGCGGTCAGAAGCCGTGAAGCAATGGAAATGGGAAGAACACAGAGGAGGTATTACTGATGAAGATTACATACTTACCGGAAGACGGAAAGAATTTCATTCCTTACGAGGTATCTGGAAAAACGATCGACTTTGACGATGGAGAGCTGATGTTCAATGTCTCAAAGAAAGAGCGTGACTATGAGGTTGTGATCGATATTTGCGAAGACTACACCGGTGGACTGGTGATGGGAGCCGATGCAGGTGACAAGTATGTTGCACAGATCATTATTCCTGCAAGGGAATATACAGAAGTAGAAAAAGAAAATCCGAACTATGATCCAGAGAATGAAGAGGGAACCGAACAGCCTACTATCAAAGAGCTGAAGCCGGTTCCTTTTTCTATGGATCGTTGCGAACTGAGATTATGGGAAAGAGAGGTCTAAATCATGGCAAATTTTGATGATATGAAGCTGGCAGTCGAGGCGCTGTCCGGAGGAAAGAACACAGTTTTACTGGATGATCGTGGGATGCCGTCCATCATGGTTGCGTTTCCAAAATTCAAAATCTCAGATGTAATTGCCGGAGGAAGTGAGAACATCCATCCGGCATTTTCTGTAGGTGGTGCGGAAAAAGATGTTGTGTATGTCTCAAAATTCCAGAACATTGTAATGAATGACAGAGCATACTCACTTCCGTTTAAGGACCCGAAGACCGGCGTGAACTTCGACCAGTCCGCCAACTACTGCAGAAACAAAGGAACCGGATGGGGCCTGATGCCGTATTCCTTATGGAGCGCTATCGCTCTGTGGTGTAGAAAGAACGGTACTATGCCAAGAGGTAACAATAACTACGGCAGCGATCACGGATACCCACACGAGAAAGGGACACCGACTTACTACGATAGTAATAAGATCGCTCGTGTAGCAACCGGTTCTGGCCCTGATACATGGAGCCACAACTGGATGCCGGACGGAATCTTCGATCTGAATGGAAATGTATGGGAGTGGTGCGCTGGCATGAGACTTGTTGATGGAGAAATCCAGATCATTCCGTATGCGAACAGTATGATTTTGACAACCAGTATGGCGGCCGGCTCTACAGAATGGAAAGCAATCGCAGCTGACGGTTCACTGGTGGCTCCTGGCACTGCCGGTACTTTGAAATGGGATGTTGTTTCTGGAAAGATTCAGCTTACCAAAGGAACTATCACACCGAAAGACACAGGAAACTGGCTGCCATATAACAATATGACACTTGGCGAAGGACTTACAGCAGCTCCGGAGTTGGCAAAAGCTCTCCTCCTGTATCCGGATGAGCCAAACGGAGATTACGGTGGAGATTACCATGGATTAAATACTTCCGGAGAGCGTTTGCCGGTCTGCGGGGGCGGCTGGAACCTCGCTTCCAATGCTGGCGTGTTCGGCGTGTACCTGTTCCACCCTCGGACTAGCGCCAACGGCTACATCGGTTTCCGCTCCGCTTTTGTAAACTGAGGACTGTAAACTGATTGCCGCCTGGGAAGGCGGCGTTTGTTGTGAAAGGAGAAAGAATGTGGCAGAACAGAGATCCGACAACATGACAGCAGAGATGGAAGAGGAAGGGCTAACGATATTACAGAAAATTGAAGATATGGAAGTCTACGCCCTCCCTCTCATCGAAAGATGGTCCATTGCACACCAGAAATTATTAGGTGACGATATAGCTCATTGTATGAACAGAATGTCGCAGCTGGCGTCGGCATTAACGGTTGCATACTACAAGAAAACTTCCATCAGCGAACTGGATGAAATGAACAAAGCACTCCAGTCTCACATCAGAGTAGCCTATCGCCTGGGATATTTGAAAGGAAAATCTTCCAGGAGTGAATGGGAAGGCCGTTCTGCAGAGATCGGAAGAATGATTGGAAAATATAAAGAATGGGTATACGGCGATCAAAAATCGTCACAACAGAATAAAAGTGCAAAATCAAGGTACAGCCGGTAACGATCCGGTTGTGCCGCCGGGAATAGGCTATTTCGTTTGCCGATCTGCGGGGGCAACTGGAACAACACTTCCAATGCTGGCGTGTTCAACGTGTACCTGAACAACCCTCGGACTAGCGCCAACGGCAACATCGGTTTCCGCTCCGCTTTACTCTCATATGCCAGAACCGGTCAGTTCAAGGACTGCCGGCAGTGCGAGAGATTTAAAGGAGTCTATTTCCGCTCCGACCGTGTGGAAGGAGAAAAATGGTTCTACTCGTGCGTGGGTAGAGCCGTCCCTGTGGAGACACACAAAGCAGGAGACACCTATGGAGGCCGCAAGTAGCGAGAGTGAAAGCTGCCACACATAGTCAAATACAAAGGAGCGATAACGCAACATGAAGATTAAGAATGTTTTTGATCTTATCTTCTCCATGGAAAATCTGTATGGAGCCTTAGAAGATGCTTCAGATCAAAGGAGATATAACAAGGATGTAATGCTCTTCAATTTCAACGCCTGGGATAATTTGAAAGAGATTAGAGATTCTGTTTACGATGGGACGTATACCATAGACAAATATTATATTTTCTATGTGTATGAACCGAAGAAAAGGATGATAATGTCCATCAAATTTAAACACAGAGTTGTTCAATGGGCGATATACAGAGTTATCAATCCTATGCTGATTAAGGGATATATCAAGGATTCTTACGGATGTATCCCGGAAAGAGGACCACTGACCGCTATGTTTCGGCTTAAATACTGGTTGGAACAGGTGAACCGTAAGGATGAGCAGTGGTATTACTTAAAACTAGATATAAGCAAATATTTTTACCGGATATCGCATCGGATACTAAAGAAAATACTTGCAAAGAAAATTAAGGATCAGCGGTTGCTGAAATTGCTGGAATCAATTATAGATTGCAAACATACACCGTTTGGATTGCCGCCAGGACGTTCACCAGGGGAAGTACCTTTGGAAGAACGTCTTTTTGATGTCGGAATGCCTATCGGAAATCTGCTATCACAGGTGTTTGCGAATGTGTATTTGGACGCACTGGATCAGTTCTGCAAGAGGGAATTGCAAATTCATTGTTATGTCCGATACATGGATGATGTGATTATTCTCAGTAGTAGCAAGGCACAGCTCCAGGAATGGAAAGTCAGAATTGCTTCTTTTCTGGAAACGGAGTTGGAACTGCAGCTAAACAATAAAACTTGTATCCGGCCAATAAATCAAGGTATTGAATTTGTCGGATACAGGGTATGGCCTGACAAAGTGGTACTCAGGAAGAAAACAACACTTCACATCAAGAGAGTTTTGAAGGCAAAGAAAGAAGCGTACAGAGTGAAGGAAATTTCTTTTAAGCAGGCAACAGACACACTGCAGAGTTACTTGGGAATGATGAAATATTGTGACTGCGATGCATTGAAGGAGAAGATTCTGGATGATTTTGTCCTGACGCACGCAGACATGAAACAAATTTACGAGGAAGGAGGGGATCGGGATGAGAACTACTATCGCAGAGGTGATGGATGGTCAGTCGAAGATTATCCAGTTACAGACGAAACTCATAGACCGGCTGGCACTTGCATTACTGCAGCATGGAACTATTGAGGATAAGGAACTGGCAATGATTAAAGAAGCAGCGGATCTGCAGAAAGGACTGGAAGAATGAAACCTAAAAGCAGAATCAACCGGCGGGCCGGTCCTGGATTCTTGATATATCAATGAATATTGCAGAAATCGAGGTAGAAAAGGAATGACATTAAAAGAACTCATGGAAACTGGCGGAGGAATCCTTTTCATTGTCCTTACATTAGTGCAGATAGCACCAATCAAGTTCAATCCCTGGACAGCACTGGCTCGGGCAATCGGGCGAGCGTTAAACAAAGAAGTCATGGATAAGATTGAGGAGGGGGATGCGAAAAATGCACGCTACAGAATTATTCGATTTAACGATGAAATTCGACATAATGTAAGGCATACGGAGGAACATTTCAATCAGATTATCGATGATATTGATACTTACGAAAAATATTGCAGAACCCATCCTAAATTTCCGAATGGAAAGGGAGTTCATTCAGTAGCAAACGTCAAAAAGATTTACGAAAAATGCAGTGATGAGAACTCTTTTCTGTAATTTAGGAGGTTGCAGGTGAAATGAAAAAAATTAAAAAAGTGGTTGCGGCCGTAAAGAAGGTCGGAACCTTGAACCTGGTACTGATTCTGGTCGGTGCTTTTTTTGTTTGGTTTAACTGGCAGATGATCCTGGTTTTCCGGGAATATGGAAGTATGCCGGAAACCTATGCCTGCGCTGTTGTGGCAGCAACAATAGGTGAGTGTGGAATCTGCGGCTGGATTCGGACGAATAAAGATAAGCGGCTGGATCGGAAATGGCAGAAAGAAGACGAAAAAGAAAGCCAAGAACAATATGTCTCCGACATAAATGTCGGTAACAAAAACGAGGAGGAAAACTTATGAGCTTAGAGATTTTTTTACTGTTACTGCTGATTGTATCTATTTTTACAGGACTCTTCACAGAGGGAATCAAGAAATTGATGGATGAGGTAAACAAGAAATACCTCTCCAATTTCTTGGCCGGTTTCGTTGCAGTCGTACTGTCAGTTCTGGTAGATGCGGGATATATCATTCTGACGGAGGCACAGATCAATGCAAAGATGGCTGTATATTTAATCGCTCTGGTGCTGTTATCCTGGCTGGCATCAATGGTGGGATACGACAAGGTGATCCAGGCTATTACGCAGTGCAAGAAGTACAAAGAGGAGTAGACATGGGAAATGTAGCAAAAATCGTAGTGGGGGTGCTTGCCATAGGCGGCACCTTTTTCATTCTGTTAATCAGAGAATTTGGGAAATTTATTGACGAAGTTTCACCCTACAACTGGGGAGAAAGCGAGGTGCTGAAAGATGAGTATAAACGTTGAGGCGGAGAAAAGAGCCTATAAGAAATTCAGACAGGCCGGCATGACTGCAGCTGGGGCTTGCGGCCTGATCGGAAACCTGGAAGCGGAGAGTGATGGTTTCTACACAAACCGGGTTGAATACCTGTGCCTTAAACGGCTGAAAGAAAAGGGAAAAGTCTATACCCATGCCACCTATACTGCAGCGATCGACAGCGGAAAGATTTCCTGCGAGGAGTTCTTACATCCGCTTTCCGGAAAACAGTACGGGTACGGATTGGCCCAGTGGACAAGCCCTAGCAGAAAATCTGGTCTTTGGAATTTTGCCAAGCAGAGAGGCGTGTCCATTGCGGACGAAGATATGCAGCTGGATTTCTTACTGAAGGAACTGAGAGAAAGCTACAGCCCGGTTTTGGCTATTCTCAAATCAGCAACAACAATCCGGCAGGCATCCGATGTTGTTTTAAAGAAGTTTGAAATTCCGGCCAACACAGGGGAAAGTGTATGCGAAAGTAGAGCGGCAAGAGGCCAGAAATTCTATAACGATTATGCAAAGGAGGAAAAAATCGTGAGCGTGAAAATTAGTAATTGTGGACATGATGAAAACGGACGTTATGCAGGAGGCCAGGCGGGCGATCAGACTGGTACAGAGTATCAGATCATCAATTGGTACAATAGACCTTGGCTCTGTGTTTTACGATTTGAAGACCAGGAAGTAGCGGCACTGATTGCAGAGATGGCAACACAGGCCGCAAACAATAATATGATCGGCTATGACCAGGGAACCGCAGGGAATAGTAATGATCGCTATACCTTCTGGGAGCAGCTGGCCGCAAATGGTTATGATCCATCAAAAATCAAAAAGCCATGCGAAACAGACTGCAGTCAGAGTACCGCAAGCATCGTGAAAGCAGTCGGATACCGTCTAAATAAGCCGAAGCTGAAGGCAGTCAGCATTTATCTGACTACATACAACATGAGAAGTGCATTCAAGACAGCGGGAGCAAAGGTCCTCACCGATCAGAAATACCTGACAAGCGGTACATGCTTAAAGCCTGGAGATATCCTGCTGAATGACAATCATCATGTGGCTATCGCAGTGAGTGGAGATGCCAGTTCCAATGCAACTCCGGTAAAGAAGAATTATCTGGAAAAAGGAGACACCGGATCAGAAGTAACCACGATGCAGAAAATGCTTATCAAAGTTGGATATTCTTGCGGAGCTGCAGGAGCTGACGGAGATTTCGGCTCTGGCACTGATTCAGCTCTTCGCAAATTTCAGAAAGACAATGGACTGACGGTTGATGGACAGTACGGAACTAATTCCAAAGCCAAGCTGACCACTCTGTACAACAAAAAGGTTGGAACCACCACATCCACCAAGAAAGACGTAACGACAGTAGCCAAAGAGGTGATTGCCGGTAAGTGGGGTAGCGGAGATGAGCGGAAAAAGAAGCTGACTGCGGCCGGCTATGATTATAATACTGTCCAGAAGAAGGTGAACGAGCTGCTGAAGGCAAGTACCAAGAAAACTGTAGCCGAAGTTGCAAAGGAAGTTGTTTCCGGAAAATGGGGAAATGGAGCTGATCGGAAGAAAAAACTGGAAGCAGCCGGTTACAATTATGCAGAAGTCCAGAAAGAAGTAAACAAGCTACTGAAATAACAGCGGAGAAATGGTGCTTTTGAAGAGAGTCTGCACCTCTGAGGAAAATATATCACATACGCCCTGGTCCTTCGGGACTGGGGCATTTTTTATTGCAAAATGCGGAGCAAGTTAGAGGTAAAAATCAATATACAAAATAACTAAAATTTCAATGCTATTTTTGACGAAATGTGCCTGAGCAACGATAGAGAATTTTTCAATACTTAATATGCCTAAAAGCCAAAATCCGGTATAGAAGCGTGTACGAGCGTATAGAACTATTCAATTTTAGAAGAGTTGGTATGGAAAAGGTTAGAGAATTATGATATGGTGTAGATGCTGCCGAACCTCCAGCGGGAAGGAGGTGGAACCATTGGATGAAATAATCGCCATCATTCTTGTCCCTGTCATGGTAAATATAATTAGCTACTATATTTGCAAATGGTTGGACAGAAAAGACAAATAGGCAGCGAATAGCCTGAGGCATAAGCCACCTACATAACGGAATAGAAAACCCCAGAGATCTGACACATCTCCGGGGTTTTCATTTTTTGCTCATTGGATAATCGCCATCATCCTTAGCTGTTTTCAGTATATGCGTATCAAACAGAAAAGTCAACCAGTAATTTTTGGGTTCGCAAAATCGAGTTTTCCACATTATCCACACTCAAATGAGGATAAGATACAAATGCGTAAAGCCTTATAAATAAAGGAAAAACTTCATATTATAATAAAAAACGTGTGACATTGTCCCATCAATGTCACGAAACCGTCACGTCACTATTACTCTATATCTATTTCTGTATCTAAATCTTTTTCTATCTTTTTCTTTTATTCTCACTATTAACTATCGAATGTTGCAGTTGCGAAAATAATTTGCATAAAAAGAGCAAAACTATTGACAAATACGCAAGTGCGAGTTATAATATATACATAATCAAACAAAACACAAGAATCAAATAGGTAGGTGTTATTTTTTTACCTAAACAGTTCGCAAGTGCGAGAATGATTAAATAATCCGAGAGGAGGACACCAGTTGGCAAAAAGAAAGAGAACGGAAGACAAAGAAAAAGAACTGCTTGAGAAACGACTTCTTAGAATCCAGTTTTATGAAAGTGTGACAGCTATCATAACAGCCATAGTAACGATGCTTTTAGCAATCATTACGGCAGTCTCAAATTGGATTAAGTAAATCGAACCAAACAGTTCCTTGGTAGCAGGGGAGCGGTAACTCCCCTTGGCTATCAAGTCTACCATATAGGAGGACAGAAAGCAATGAAAAAGCTGAGAAGATTTTTGACAGTGTTGCTGTTTATCAATTTTTCATGGGGGATGGCAACCGGGATGGAGCCATTAAACTTCTGGTTGGTAATGGCAAATGGCACAGTAGTAATCGGATTGGCAGTACAAGATCTGGAGGAAAGAAAATGGAAGCACTGATGGAGAGAGCGAAAATCATGATCGAAAGACTGGATTTTAATGGTTGCATAGAATTGTTCAATCAGCTTCCAAGTGGTCATCCGATGATCGACTTGGTATGTACAGCTTGGAGGAGTATTCGGAAACGAGCTGCTTTGTAGAAAACGCTTCGAGGAAAAGGTGAGAAACCGGGAAATTTTCTACGGAATTGATTTAAGCACCGCAGTATTTGCAAAGAGAGAGACAGTGTCACTGACAGAAGAATGGGAGGCAATGGGAAATGTTGATCTGGAGATGTAAGAAGTGTGGGTGGATAGGAAGGGACTCCGAACTGGGTCTGCATTATGGAAATGATGAGGAATATTGTCCTCGGTGCAAGGAAGTAGATAGCATTGCAACAGTTGATTTTTCTGACTGCTTCAACAGCCAGGAAGTTGAAAAGCTGTGGCAGTTTTTTGGAGAAATCCCCATTGATGATGAAGATGCTATTTTGGAAGAGTTCTTGGGATTTTCGGAAGGAACGGACAGAATAGAAATCTGGCACTGGTTTGATGAGAATTATCCGGAAGGAGTGACCGAACTGGTAAACGGAGGAAGACATGGTAATTGAGAGAACTATATTAAGCAAAGTAGCAGAACTTAATGGGATTTCTATCTGTGATGAGAGAACAGTGAAAATCGAGTTGACAGAGGCAGAAATCGAAGAAGCGTATCGGATCAGGGAAAGAGAATACCTGGAAGAGGATACAAGGAATGCTGTTGAAGAGTTCTGCGATTATTGGGGGATTCCTAAAGGTATTGCCGGAGGCTTAAATGACAATCCGGATATCATCTGCAAGATCGCAAGTTTGTACGAAAAAAATCAGGATACAAATGTAGCATCTGCTGATACGATGAAAGAGGCGGTAAAACAGGTTTTGAAAAAGGAAGGAGTTTGGAAATGAGCAGGGCAGTTTATCCGGCAAGGGAAACCGTAACGGAGATCAGAGGCGAAGATGCGGCAGAGATCATCAATAAAATGATGGAGAAGGAAGGAATGACGCAGATCCAGCTGGCTCAGAAAATGGGAATCACCAGACAGAGAGTGAGCAGATTGATTTCTGGGAATATGAGATATGAGAATTTCGTGAGGATTATCAATGCTGCTGGGTATGATGTGAAAATTGAAAAACGCAAGTGCGAGAAAAACTTGAAATAATAGAGCAAAACTATTGACAAATACGCAGATGCGAGTTATAATATATACATAATCAAACAACAAATAAAACATCTTGGAGGTAGAGATTATGTATAGCATGAATGATTACAAAGCTGCATTGGCAGAAAGAGAAGAAAAAGATTTCGGTTCACAGTCATGGAACTATGCGCAGGCAAAAGTACAGGCTATCGCAGCAATCTTAGTTGCAACAGGAAACGAAGAAATGGTAGCTGAAATTGTAGAAGAATTGTACAGCATGAATGACAGTGGTTTTAGCTTTTTAGATCCGGCAGTGCAGTATGATTTATGGCTTCTGGAAAGAAATGGATACGAAGAGAAAAGGAAAGAATTTACTAAGCTTGGCTGGTAGGTGTTATTTTTTTACCCATACAGCTCGCAAGTGCGAGAAACACATAAGAAAAAATCGCATTTGCAGAAAGGAGTATGAATGAGCTATCAGAGAAAGACAAAGGACCGCTGGGACATAATGACAAACTGGGGATATGGCTGGGAGTGCGAGAACAGCGAATATACCAGGGCTGATGCAAAGAGAAGCCTTAGAGAGTACAGAGAGAATCTTGCAGGAAGAGCAGCCGTGAGAATGGAAAAACACAGAGAGCCGATCACAGCATAATTTTAGGAGGGATATAGCATGGCATTGTTAGAGGTTAAGACAAGTTACGCAACATATACAGATTGTACATTAAGAGTAGGACAGTATCAGATGGATGGTAGTATCGCAGTTGAAATCTTCAGCAGAAGAGAGGGACCAGTTGCAAGAATTACCGTTTGTCTGTGCGATTCAGCATTAGCAGAAAATGAAGCATACGTGGATACAAATAATTGTCCTTGGGTAGTGGATTTCTTAGAGGCGAAAGGGCTGGCAAAATCGACTGGAAGAACGAGACGTAGCGGATATTGTATTTATCCATCAATGAAATTCGACAGAGAGAAAATGATAGAGTTTGAGAGAGGGTGCTGAAATGGAAAGATTATATTGCACAATCAATGAAGAACAGGCCAGAATCGCACACGATATGATGTCTATGAGCGATTATAAGGTAGGCAGCAAGACAGAAGAATACAGAGGATATGTCGATAAAGCCTATGACTTGGCAGAGAAAGTTGCAGAAGCAAGACCGAGAGAAACGGATAGAGTTGAAGCATTGGCAAAGAGATATTCAAAGAGAATGGCCGAGTACATGAACCGGGAGAGTAATATCGGTTGCAGATGTCCTTCGGTTATGATTTCGGGTGCCGGCAATTTTCCAGTGAAGAAAAAAGAGAAACAAGTGCAGGCTTGGGAGAAGAACCACCAGTTTTATACTGAGACGCAGAAAATTCTGGATAAGATCAAGGGGATTTTGAGAGGAAAGGATATCATCAAGTCCTCAGATGAGGATGCTATAGAACGCCTGGAAGAGAAGCTGGATGCTTTAAAAGAAAACCAGGAAAGAATGAGAGCTGTCAATAAAGCCATCCGCTTGAAGAATACCAAAAAGGGAGATGAGGAGCTTAAAATCCTGGGGTATTCCGATGAGCAGATCCAGGAACTGAGAACCCCGGATTTCATGGGAAGAGTTGGATTTCCAGCATACGCCCTGCAGAACAACAACGCAAATATCCATAGAGTAGAGGAAAGGGTGAAAAGCTTGAAAGCAGTCAAGGAAAAGGGAACAAAAGAAACGGAATTTGAGCTGTTTAAGGTTGTTGAGAATGTGGAAGCTATGAGGCTGCAGATCATCTTTGATGGAAAGCCGGAGGCAGATGTCAGAGCCGTTTTGAAAAAGCATGGCTTTAAGTGGGCACCATCCCAGGGAGCGTGGCAGAGAATGTTGAATCCGGCCGGCAAATACGCATTGAACCGAGTGAAAGAAGAACTGGAGGCGATGCAGAATGACAATTAGAGAAGCTGGAAAAGGCATTGTAAGAAAGTCATACGGCGGACGAAAAAACACATATCGAATTGGATTTGTAAACAGGGACGGCGAAGAAGATGAGACGGAGCTGGAAGCGGAAGACATGAATGATCTTGCAAAATTATGGAGTTCTCTTTGTTCGGAATTTAATTGCAAAGCAAATAGTGTCACATATGTGGAGGCTGTATAATGCCAGAACTTCTCACAGCAGAAATCGCCAATGAATACAGAATATTGGCAGAAAATATTCCGGAAAATGGTAGGCAAGATACAGGCGAGAGAAGAGAACTGCGGCAGGAACTTCAAAGGAGATGCGGACTATCGGAACTGCAGGCAATCAATATTTTGAATGGGTTTCATGTCAAAGACTACATAGCAATAAAAGAAAGGGAGTATGCAGAGAATGAGCGAAGAAAAGCAGAAAGAGATCAAGACACTTAAAGGATGGGAAGAAAGTGGGAAAAACTGGGATGATTTTTGCAAGCCTGGGGAGCTGGTGGACGAAGATGTCTACTGGTACTTCTTGAATATTTTGCCACCGAGAAATATGGGAGCAGGATATCTGCAGGTAGGAGAACCTTACGACAGTAGATTAAACCCGAAGACAGGAAAATATATGGCAACCTATTCTACATTCGTGAAAGTAGGGGATAAGGTATGGAAATATTGCGGAAATTGTTTCCCCGGAGAAAGCGTTGATATTGAAAGCGAGGACAAGAGATGATTGTTGGTTATTGCATCCTTAATGGAAAAAAGTGGGTCATGTTCGAGGACAAACAGTGCGCAGCTGGAGAAGTAAAGTTGACCGATGGATTCAAGGATAAGCTGATCCGTTGGAACAGCGATAAGCTGATTGGAATGGAAAGCATCAGCAAGGAAGAGATTGATCTGAGAAAAGTCGTGAAGCGCATGAGAGGAGCTAGGCCTTGGCATCCTCTTCTGCAGGCTTTGAGAAAGGAGCTGGAAGGATGAACGAAATTAAGATCACGCCGGAAGAAATCGGAAAGGCCGCAGAGCTTATCCGAAAAGTAGCAGAGGGGACAACGCAACCTGCAGAGCCACTTACCAGTTGGGAAATCGCAAAAATTTTCCAGAGTACGCACATGAGAATTTTCAATCGGATTTCTCGGTTTTACAATGCGGAAGCGTCCGAAGACGAAAAGAAGGAGTTCGAGATTGCGTATAGACCGTATAGAAACCAGAGAAAACATCCAATCTGGAAACTGAGTGAAAAAGGCTGCCAGCTTTACATTGAAAAGATATGCGCCGAGGAAAAACGTAGCAAGGCTTTCGTGGAAGGACTTGGGAAATTCAATGATTTAATCGCACAGCATTTCCATGGAGCAAAAACGCAGGAAAATATCCTGATGAAGGGAAGATCCAGAACAGAGTGCAGTTACATAAAGAATCTGTTCGACCAGTTTATCGAAGGTCCGGCAATCGAGAATAGAGAAATCGAAGAGCTTGGGGCAAAATACGAAGAGTTTTATAAGGCAATGAGCGGGCTGAATGATGATGTAGCAGCCAAAAGAAAAGTAGAGGACTCGGTAATGGGAGTTGCAATCGAGGCAGAAATGCAGGGATTTATTTATGGATTCAAAGTATTTGAGATACTTTTGAATAGAGAATTAGCCACAGCATAGGAGGAAAAGAACATGGCAAAAGCAAAGTTTATGAAAGGTGAGTTTTCAGCAAAGTTTAAAGGAAAGAGAAAATTCGTTGCAGAACAGATGGAAGCAATTAAGGATTATGCGGCAAGAGATGATATGCAGATCAATATTTGTCCGGTAATCCAGGAGAGACCTTCCGGAAAAAAGAATACTGAGGAGCAGATCACACCAACCCATTCCATCAGCGGAAACCTGGAACACGCAGTAGTAGCAATTTACGACAATGCCGGCATCCCGTCGTTCATGCACAGATTCCGCAAGGTGACAAATAAGGAGCTGTTCGGTGGAAGCGATAAAACAAATGCAGCGTTTATCATTGGAGATGAAGAATACGATGAAATTTACATTTCTGTCTATGAGAACTGCGAAATTAACGGAAAGCCTTATAGCCTGCCAATGCAGAAGCCATGGACAGGAATTACCAATGATGAGGCGGCGAGAGCTTGTTTTTCAAAGGGAGAGGGATGGCATCTTATGACAAGAGCTGAATGGGGATTGCTTGCGAACCTCAGCTTGAAGAATGGTACTTTGCCACATGGCAACACAAACTATGGAAAGTACCATGCAAACCCGGAAGAACATGGAGAGTCAGCAGGAGAATCCGGAAAGACCAAAACCGGATCAGGACCGGCAACCTGGACCCACGATTATACATTGGAAGGCGTTCACGATCTGTCCGGAAACGTATGGGAAATGGTAAGAGGCTTGAGAATAAAAGACGGACAGCTGGAGATGGCAAAGAATAACGATGCAGCATTGGATATTGATCTTACTCTTGAAGGAGATAACTGGGAACCGGTAAGAGATGATTCCGGAAAGTCTATTAGAGTAAGCGTTTCCGATGGCGGTATCAAATTCCTTGCTGAAAGTGATTACGAAGAGGGATACGATGGATGTAGATGGAAAGATGTTAATATTGATTGTGAGAGTGAAACACTGAAAGAGCTGGCTCTGTATCCTGGAGAGCCGGAAGCCTACTGCTATATTGATAGCACCGAGGGAGAACGTTTGCCGCGCTGCGGGGGCGGCTGGTACAGCACTTCCGCTGCTGGCGTGTTCAGCGTGTGCCTGGACGACCCTCGGACTAGCGCCGACGGCAGCATCGGTTTCCGCTCCGCTTATTTTAGAAAACTGAAAACTGAGTAACTGATATGGCGGCTGGAAAGCCGCCGTTCATATATGAGAACGAGGAGAAAAGCCATGGAAGAAAGAAGAGATATAGTTTATATCGGAATAGAACACATCCATACACACCCGGAGAATCCAAGAAAGGATCTCGGAGATTTGACAGAACTGGCAGAGTCTATGAAAAAGCAGGGGTGCCTGCAGAATTTAACGGTTGTTCCAGTAGAAGGACAGCCTGGAGAGTATTATGCGTTGATTGGGAACCGCAGGCATGGAGCATCAAAGTTGGCAGGACTGGAAGAATTGCCATGCAGGATCGCTGAAGGATTAAGTCGAAAAGAACAGTTGTCAATCATGCTGGAAGAAAATATGCAGCGCAGCGATTTGACAATTTATGAGCAGGCCCAGGGATTTCAGCTTATGCTTGATTTGGGAGATACCGAGGAACAAATTGCTGAGAAAACTGGATTCAGCAAGACTACCATTCGCCGTAGGTTAAATATTGCGAAGCTAAACCAGGACGAACTTAAAAAGAAGGAGCAGGACGAAAATTTTCAGTTAACGCTGAAGGATTTATACGAACTGGAAAAAGTGAAAGATATTAAGACGAGGGATAAAATTCTCAGAGAAGCAACCAGTTCAAGAGACTTGGTGAGCAGAGCGCAAGCAGCTGCAGCAGAAGCTAAACGAAATGAAAATGCAAAAAAACTGAAAGAGATGTTGAAGAAGAAAGGCATTAAGGCTGCCCCGAAGTCAGCAGAAAATGAAATTTGGAGCGGAAAATGGAATACTATTAAGGAGTATGAGTTAGACAAAGACGTTCCGGAGCAGATCAAACTTCCAAAGACAGAAGAAGAAAAATTTTTCTTAGTATATTATCGTAGTTTGAGAATTATTACAAAAATTCCAAAAGGAAAGAAAGAACTTTCACCTTGGGAGAAAGAACAAAAGGAAAAGGATCAGGCAAAAAGGAAAATCAAAGCGATATTAAAAGAAAGCAGTGCCAGAAGAAAAGAATTTCTGGAGAATATTATTTCGGGGAAAATCAGCCCGGTTAAAGATGAATCTGAAGTAAAAGAAAAGATATGGGAAGCTATGATGGCACTTGGCAGTTACATTTATGCAAGCACAGTGCGAGATTTCTATTTGGAAAAGAGCTACTATGAATCTTCGCCAGAAGAGAAAAAAGCAGCAGATGAGTCAGCGGGGAAACTTAGTTCCTTACATCAGATGATGATTATTTTGCACAATTCAATGAAAATTTGCAACGAACCGTATGATTACAACTTGGTCTTTAATAAAAACAAAGGAGACGCACTCTTGAAAGGATATGAAGTGCTTGAGCCGTATGGTTGGTATTTTGAAGATGAAAAGGAACGTCAGGTGCTGGATGGAACATCTGAACTGTACAGAAAGGAGAGGAAAGATTGAGCAGAAGACCAGAGATAACAGCTACGTTGTCTCTGGCACTTGAAAAGAAAATCAATCCGTACAATGATCCCCGGATATATTGGGCTAAGGAAGTGACATTTGATTATTCCACAAACCATGCGGTCAGAGTTGATTACATGAGATACAAACCGGTCAATAATACGGTGTCCGGAATAGAAAAAGGAGACTTTTACTGTTATGAAGTGAAATCTTCTGTAGAGGATTTTCACTCGGGGCATGGCTTGAATTTCCTCGGAGATTATAATTACCTAGTAATGCCGGAGAAGATTTACGCAACGATTTCATTGGAGGTCCCACACTACGTTGGTGTATATGTTTTGGATGGGACAGAATTAACCTGCATAAAGAAAGCCAAGAGACACGATCGGAGCAAACCAGTATCAGAAATGCTACTTATGATGTTTAGATCAGCAGCAAGAGATAGAAAGAAGGTAAAAGAAGATGAAGACAGGTAAATATGCGAAAGATGGAAGAGAGATGCAGGTGGGCGATGTTGTACACTTCAGATGCAAAGATCATCCGCTGAGCGGAAAAGGTATAGTATTCATGGGAAAGGAAGTAGATGGTTTAGGAGAAGATCCGTTCCGCATCAGAGATACAAGAACCGGAAGAAATAATGGACGGATATACCCTTATTACGATGATGCGGTATATCGAATTGACGGAAGAGAGGGCGAGTAGTCATGGCAAAGCAGATGGTTTTGAATCGAAAGATGTACAAAGAAATTAAGAAAATGGATCACCAGGATATGTCCAACTATCTGTCACGTTATTACATGAACGCATACAACCAGGGAAAGGAAGACGCCGAAGGATTGAAGGCAGATGAGCTAAGAGAAATCCTTTTGACAGTAAAGGGAATCGGACCAGCAAAGACAGAGAACATTATGGAAGCAGTTGGAAAAGCCCTTGCAGAAAAGGGGTGAGGGAGATGTGGCAGCGAGGAGACGAATGCGATGGCAAGTGCTATACTGATGAAGGAATATGTCCGAGAGCTGAGTGGTGCGATAAAACCAGGAAAGGTGAGTTTGCGGCAGCAGCGCTGGCCGGATTCTTCTTTTTGGTGGTGTTGGTAATGCTGGCACCAGGAATGATCGCATTAAAATTGCTGGACTGGGTATATGGAAAATTATTTTGGAGGGAGAGTTGACAAATGGAAGAAAAGAAGGTATGGTTAGAAGTACCAAGATTTACTGGCGAAAATGTACCGGTGAATGTAGCTGCAAGAGTAATGAAGAAAGATCCTCAGTTTGTGAGACAGGGAATCATCCAGGGATTACTCACGTTTGGAGTAGCTTTCAAGAAAGATGGAAGTAGCCAGTATGATTATTACATATCACCCATGAAATTCTGGCAGGAAACGGGTTATGTTTATGACGGAATCGAGGTATAAAATTGGTCTGAGAAGTGCTGAAAAAGTACCAAAATTGGTGAATAGGAAACAGGTAGGTAACAAAATGTTCGATATGTCTTAATTTTGCGGGCTTTACCGTTTATGTTGAGGAAGCTGCTGACGCTGGCAAGTTCTGATTTCAGATAACGAAAAATAGTGGGAAAGGCTGTAAACCTTAGGGTTTATGGCCTTTTTCTTTTTGAATCGGAATAGAACAAAATATTTTCAAAAAGTGCGAAAAAACAGCAATAGCGAACACGTAGCTAACATTTTTGGGGAATTTATGAAATATTTTTTGGAGAAATTCATAAAATAAATCAAAGCGGCAGGGGAGATATTGAGAATATTTATGGAAGCGCTTGTGGATTATATTAAACCGGAATTGCTGATCACAGCGATCGCTTTGTATTTTATGGGGATCGCACTGAAGGAGGCTCAGGCTGTGAAGGACAAATATATTCCGCTGATACTGGGGTGTGCAGGGATCCTTATATGCGGAATTTATATTTTTGCTACCTGTTCCTGTAAAAATGCACAGGATATTGCAATGGCAGTATTTACATCCACGACACAGGGAGTCCTGGTGGCGGGGCTTTCTACATATGTGAACCAGCTGATCAAACAGCTGGAAAAAGATGAATAATGGATTTTGTAAGGTAGTTTCAGATACTTGCAGCAGCTGCAGGAATTTATGCGCCAGAAGAAAGCCGTTCAGAACAGGATGCAGGTAATTTGCGGAAATGCCATAATTGAGAGTAGGAGAAAATATATCATAAAAAGGAAGGATACATCATGCATGAGCAGATGTATCCTTCCTTTTTGAATTGGTTATTTATGCATTTTTCAGTGCCTGATCCAGATCTTTGATAATATCATCCACATTTTCGATACCAATGGAAAGACGGATCATTCCGGGAGAAACTCCTGCTTCAACCAGCTGCTCGTCGTTCATCTGACGGTGGGTATGGCTGGCTGGGTGAAGGACCATAGTGATGGAAGCAGCAACATGAGTTGCGATGGTGGCAAGCTTCAGACTGTCCATAAAACGGACTGCTGCATCACGGCCACCGGTCAGTTCAAAGGAGATAACGCCGCAGGTACGGCCATCCTTCATATATTTCTGAGCCAGTGCGTGATATTTATCCTCCGGAAGTCCTGCATAATTTACATGAGAAACCTTTTCGTGTGCGTTTAGGTATTCTGCGATCTTCTGGGCGTTGGAGCAATGGCGTTCAACACGCAGTGGAAGTGTTTCCAGGCCGAGGTTCAGAAGGAAGCAGTTCATCGGGGACGGAATAGAGCCCAGATCACGCATCAGCTGGGAAGTAGCCTTGGTGATGTAAGCTTTTTTTCCGAACTGCTTTGTATAGACAACACCGTGATAGGATTCATCCGGCTCTGTCAGACCGTGATATTTATGGCCATAGGCATCCCAGTCGAAGTTACCGCTGTCGACAATGGCGCCGCCTACCTGAACGGCATGCCCGTCCATATATTTGGTGGTGGAGTGGGTAACGATATCTGCACCCCACTCGAAGGGACGGCAGTTTACCGGTGTGGCAAAGGTGTTATCCACAATAAGAGGCACGCCGTTCTGGTGTGCAACGTGTGCAAATTTCTCGATGTCCAGGACGACCAGAGCTGGATTGGCGATGGTTTCTGCAAAGAGAACCTTTGTGTTCGGTTTAAATGCGGCAGCAATCTCTTCTTCTGTTGCATCGGTATCAACAAAGGTGCAGTCAATGCCAAGCTTTTTGAAGGTGACGGCAAGAAGGTTGAAGGTTCCTCCGTAAATGGTAGAAGCGGCAACAACGTGATCGCCTGCCTCGCAGATGTTGAATACTGCGTAGAAGTTGGCTGCCTGTCCGGAAGATGTCAGGATCGCAGCAACACCGCCCTCCAGATCTGCGATCTTTGCGGCAACGGCATCGTTGGTCGGGTTCTGGAGACGGGTGTAAAAATATCCGTCTGCCTTCAGGTCAAATAACTGGCCCATTTCGTCAGTGGTGTCATATTTGTAAGTAGTGCTTTGATAGACAGGAAGTGCACAGGGCTCGCCTTTGGATGGGGTGTAGCCGGAGTGGATACATTTAGTCTCTAAATTATAATTGCTCAT